AGAGTTTATTGGTGGTACCCAACTAACTTTAAATCTACCTTTTGGATCTGGATAAAAAATTACTTGTGTATCTTTTACTCCATTTATCCATTGAAAATTTCCTGTATTTACATGTGTAGATGTTCCTATACCTTCGTTATAATCTATTTGATCATATATTTTAACTAGATTAAATATACTATTTCTAGTTTCATCTCTAAACGCATGTTCTTCTGTTCTTGGAAATTGTCTATAAAACTCGTTTAAAGCGTCATGATCATCTTTTAATCCATCAGCTTCGTTTTCCCAATGTTCTACGATGCCTATAAAAATAGGTTCTCCGTGTGGATCTATAGCTTCTTGTTCTGGCGTATCAAAAACTGGATTTCCATATATATCTATAAAACCTTCATAATTCCATTCCATTGGGATAAATAAAGAATATAAACCAGATTTTGTTTGTCCATTTCTATTTCTTTGAGAGACATCAGAGCTATTATATAATTTCTTAAAATTATCTCCTCCTTTATCTAAGGCATTTGATGTTGAGCCCATCATACATTTACCTATAATTCTACTACCTAATCTTAAACATGTTTTTGTAACTCTCCAGTTATTTAATATATTATCAGGCCTTTCCCATTTACCGCTTTCATCATGTACTAATAAATTTAACTTTTCACCATCATAACTATTGTCTCCGGTATTTTTCCAATCTATAGTAGTATCTAAACCTTCTATTTCTTCCATACCATCAGTTGCAGACATTTTCTTTCTAGTAAATTTACTAGCTGGAACTCTATATGCTAATTCAGATTTTGGTCTATCCATACCATCTTGAATCGGTTTAAAAAAGAATGGATAATTTATGCTAATTGGAACCACTTTATCAGTAAACATTTTTTTAGCGTCATTACCAGTTTTAGACAGTATTCCATATCTACTATCACTTGCTAAAGTTGCTAAATTAACTGTTTCAGCTGATGACATAAAAGAAAATCCAGATCTACGATTTTTAAGATAACACATTCCATAACATCTTTGATCTGCTTTGCACGCTTCCCAAAATATATAAAATAATCTATTTGCCTCTCTAAAATCTGGAGCACCTACATCAATCTTGCTCCATTGAAGATACATATAATGTGTACCCGTTAAATAAGTTGGCTTACCATTATTCATAAACCAAAAACCTTCATCTCTTCTTGTGAACTCTTCGTCTATATAATCAAACCATTGTCCTTTTAATTCTTCTGGATAATTTCTCCAATCAAATATATTTTTTAATCTATTTAATTCTTTTGGATATATAAACTTTTCCCAATATTGTTCTTTTTGTTTTTTACTTCTACTATATATTTGTTTTGGTACTTTTGGTAATGCTATCTTTAAATTTTGTATTTCTATTATGTCACCTATTTGGCCAGTTTTAGAAATAACAACAATATCATTTTCTTTATTATAACCATATTTCCACTTCTTAGATTTATTAAGTCTTTTTATGGTATTTATTTTTATAGGTTCTATAACCTTTATTAAAGTTTGCTTATACATTATTTAGACCTTCCTTCTGCAAATCCTCTAAAAGCTCGTTGTTCTATTTCTTCTTTTGGTTTATTATTTAATAAACTTTCTTCCTCTTGGATTCTAGTTAATATTTCAAAAGCATCAAATATAGCTAATTTTTTTGTTGCCGCAGCATTTTTTAATCTATCCGCTGATATATCATCATCTGAATCTACAATTGGTTCTTTTGCTACTTTAATTAATTCATCAACAGCTTTCTGCCCAGCTTGGATTATATTCTTCTTCGTTTCCTTGATATTCATATTTAATTGTAATAAATTTAGTAATAACTCTGTATAAACGTTTTCCATCTATAACAAATTCATAAGTTGAAAAAGGCATGAAACCTACTAAATCATTTATTTTGTAAGTTCCATCTGTGTATTTAATTATACCTATACAACTTTCTTCTTTGTCTGTACTTAACTTATTTCTTTGTTTAATTGGTTGTACAAAACAATAACCACTTGGAGCTTTCCACTCGTCTTTTCTTTTGTATAAAAATATTTGATCTTCTTTTATAAGATAAGTATTTTCATTAAAAAAACTTCTACTATTTCTTTCTCTACCTTTCATATCATACCATCTTCTAAAAACATTATGATGAGTTATAATAGTATCTCCAGGTTTTATTTCTGTTTCAAAAGCTGTAGGAACAGATTTAACAATAGCTTCTCTATTTACAAATTTATGTTCAGATATGTTTGTATTTAGTATAAGTTCTTTATCGTTAATCTTTTTTTTATTATTATATCTTTCTCCTAAAGGGGATACAATAAAATCAAATGGACCTTTCACTAGTATTGTAAATTATACTCTACAGATATAGCCATATTTTTATTAAAATCTTTCCAAGGTAAAACATCATTACCTTTTTTAATATAGATAGAATACTTATCGTCTTCTTCTATAATATTGTTAATAACATGACCTCCATAAACTTCTTGACCAACTGAATAATGCATAGCATCATTTTTATAATCTTTACCTACTGTAATCTTTCTAATTAGTTTCATTATAATTTATTGATCCATCCATTATATTAATATCTTCAGTACCATAAGCATCTTGAAATTTACCTCTCATTAATACTAGTTCATCGTTTAATCCAGCTAAACTATGTAAAATACCATGCTTTTGTGCTTCTAATTGTCCTGTTTGTAAATGGTGTTTGTTAATATTGTTTATTAATTCTTGTAAAGATTTTAATTCTTCATTAGTTATTTTTGAAGGTCTTTTAACCTTCGGTGTTTTTCTTTTTGCCATTTTATTTAATTTAATTTTTAATATTTATTTTTATCTCTCAAATCCTAATATTACTGTAATTGGACTTTGAGGCATTATTTCATCGTCATCAGTTATAGCTACACCACTACCACTTTCTAACGTTATTAAGTTAGCAGTTACTGATTTAACTGTTCCAACAACCGTGTCAGAATCATGTTTAAGTATTACGTCTCCTTTTGAAAACGCTTTATTTGCATTAACACCGTCTGTAACTAAAGCTGTATCTCCTTCAGCAACATTATCACCATCGTTTAATAATACGCCTGTAGAAAAGTTAAAATCACCACTTGGTCCCATTATTGCGCCTATATATAGTTTATCATATCCAACATTTGTTCCGCTATTAGGCTCGCCTTGTAAAATTAAATTAGGAGCTAGGCGAGTACCATCATCTCCACCACCTCCAGCTGTTGCTACAGACATATAATCTAAATAAAGTGCGAATTGAGTAACATCTACTGTGTGGTAACCTTGTAGAAGATGGTAGTAATCTGTACCGTTAGCAGTAGCGTTTACTGTTCCTAGGGATTCTGGTGCTGTTCCATCAGCTTCAGATTTAGCAAATAATAATATTAAATCTCTATCTGTTTGTGGCGCGCCGTGTAATCCTTTTACTATTGAAGTAACGCTTGTTAATTTATTAGCGCCCTTTGGTATATCAAAAGCTGTCCAATCAAATAATACATCTGAATGAGCAAACGCATTATCAGCTTTATTACTAGCTATCATTGTAGCAACAGGTAAAATTGGTTTTACTGTTGTTGAAAAATATTTTCCCATAATTTTTATTTTTTTACTTTTTCTAGTGATCTACCACCAAAATAAGCACCGATCACAGTTATTAATACTAATTGTAATAGATCAACCCAAGTATCTTTTACTTCAAAACTTATCATACCAGCATCAATAAATATCATTAATACTGTTGATACTACTAAGAATATAAGAACCATAGGTCGTATATTTTTAGAAAGCCATGAATCTGAATTCATATCAACCTTCCATCTGTTTGAAACTTCTTTTTGCATTTGGGCTTCATAGCCCATTATCATATCTTTTATTTTATTTTCGGCTTCTAATTTTTCTTCTTTAGACGTGTGTAAATTATCTATAACTCCTCCAACCTCTTTTACTAAATCTTTTGCTCCACCTGAAAATATGTTTCCTAATATATTCATAATTATTTTATTTTATCTTCTACTTTTTTTCTAGCTCTTTCGCCAGCTTTATAAGCTTCTTGTTCCCATGGAAAACCTTTCCATCCTTCTGGATGAGATTCACCAGTTTTAGGATCTATTATATTACCATCTTTTCTTAAATACTTTTTTCCTTTCCAAGTAACAGTATTGTCTGTGTATCCTAATTTTTTAACTTTTCTTTTAGCTCCTGGTTTAGATTTTACTTTTTTATTCATATCATCTAAATGTCTCTTTTCATGCGCTACAACCTCTGCCTCTAAAGGACTACCTTCAGGAACACTTTTATCAACAAATATAGTACCATCATTATTAGCCTCTCCTAAAACACCTTTATCTAAATTTTTTCTAAAAATAGGCGTTTTTGAATCAGATAAAGAATGAAAGTTCTTATCAAATTCTTTAGTAGGATGTTGTCTAAATAATTTTAATGCGCTAGTGTCTTCATTGCTAAATGCTGACCAGCCCTTCATTTTAAATGCCATATTATCTATTTTTATCTTTAATCATATCATCTATAGACTTATTAAAAACTTTATCTGTATATGATTTATTATTGTAAAAAACACTTCTTTCTGAAGTTGGTAAATCTTCTTCTGCTAAAAGTATTCTATATATTCTACTTATTAATTGAGAACATTTAAATGAAGTTTTAAATACCGAATATTTTATTGTTGTTCTATTACGATGTCTCCAAGCTTCTATCCAACCTTCTCTTCTAAGTCTTTCCCAACGGTTCTTATCCCAACTCATGGTATAAACTCCGTCTATAAACTCTTTTCGTGTAAATCTTTCTTTACAATCTAAATAAATTAATAATTCTAAATCTGCATCTTTTAACCCGTAAGTCTTACAGGCCCATTTTCTAACGAGCCTGTAATACTTAAGGATATTCATTTCACGCAGATCCTGCGCGGTTAATCGCATTTACTATGCTAAAGTTTCAGTTGTAATAGTGCTAAGACCAGCGATACCTGTTACAGCAGTAGTACCAGCTTTGTCATCAACAACATCAATAAAACCATCATGGTGAATACCACCATTAGCGGCACCAGCAAACAATCTTGATAATTTAGCAATAACGTCTTTGTGCGTGTTAACAGAACTTAACGTTACAACAATTTTGTCATTGTTAAGAACCTCAGCAACATCGTCATCTGTGTTTTGTTGAACACCAACCATTTTCTTAAAATAAAGATTTAATGTGTCATCAGCTGATGGTACCATACCTGTTAAACTAGATAATGGGTACATAGCTGAATCTCCAGCAGCGTCATCATCACCTATAGTTGCCTGTGTACGAAAGTACAAATAAACTTCTTTCATTTTGATTTGTTTTTTTGTTAATAATTAGGTTAATTGTCGTTTTGTGTTTAAGGGTTTAGGTTTTTGGTTTTGGTTAATCTATTAATACGACGTCCATCTGTTTGATAACACCGTAAAATTTATCTTTATGCTGGATTCCGTGTCCAGCGTGTTTATCATAGTAGATAATATCATCTTCTTTTATTCCCTCAACAAGATTTCCTATTGATATTACTCTTGCTTTTAAGTACCTATTGTCACTATCTATATCTTCAGTAATTAATAGTCCACCAATTTTTTTCTCTTCTTCTTTTATTGTTTCTATGATTATGTAATGATTAACTGCCTTCATTTATTCTTATATTAGATATTACACAATCTGCTGAAATTATAGTTGAAACTACACTTACAGCATTTTTAAGTGCAGATTTAGTAACAAGTAAAGG